TGCGGCCAATCATAAAAGTTACCTGCTGCACGCTTCCATACACGCTCGCAATCAACCATTCCGTAATTATCTTTCACAGCCTGCATAAGTGTTTCCATGCTTTTGAATACATCGGCATTCTGTGCTGACGGAAATAAAACTCGTGCGATGGTTTGTGGGTCAGTATATGGACCGGCAAGAACGACATCCTCCTGCTTATGCTTCCAATGGCCGTGCTTATCCTTAACGCTATGTCTATTTACTTGAATGAAGCCATTTGAGCCCCATTTCCACCTAACAATTGTTCGTGGCTTAGACATATCTACGAGTACAGTATCCGGGCTGCTATATTCAAGTGGATGATATGTATTTAATTCTGAACAGATGGCAGCAAGCATAAGATTTCTATGCGCACCCTTATATTCGGATTCTGCATCCGAATAATGATAAAATTGCTTCCAGGACGCATCCCCGAACATGAAATCGATCTGTACAAATCCCGTGCGTGGTTGCGCCTCTTGTAGGTCTTCCTTGTACATGACAATGGGATACTTGAGGTGCAACATGTCACCATTACGAGCTACATTCTCCTTACCGAATGTCTCCTCTAAATTCTCTCTAAATGTGGGAATACCGTGCCCCCACCATGTGTCATCAACCACGAGGTCGATGTCTCCAGAATATTCGCGTTTTCCTGTTGATCCCAGTGTGTAATAGTTAAAGTCAAACGGCATCTCTAAGTCGTCAGACAACTTAGTCAGGGTAGGTGTAATTTCAGATTCGTGAATTGTGCCACAGCCGGGGACGGCTGTGCCTCCCAAGTCAGTGGGCGTGCTGATGTATTTTAATTTCATTTATCAATTAGTTGATTTAGACTGATATCTATTTGGCTGAGTAGATCATCGTAATGCTTACGTGATCTCATTCCTTTCTTCCAAGATTGTAGAACCTGATTCTTAATTCTGGTAATATTCAAATCCTGTGGTTTAGCCTGTATGCTATTCAACAGTTTAATAAAACTGTCTGAATTTAGGACATCATTTAATGTTACTACCTCGTCGAGTCTCATGTCAAGTTCGCCTAATTGTTTTCCTACCAATACTCTGAGTAAATCTTCTTTGGATTGTGCTTGTAACGAAGCTTCTTGAAGATCATAGATTCTCTCAAAAGCTTGTGCAAACGTCTGGAGTGTCCTCTGCTTAATCGCATTCTCGAATACTCTGTGTCTATCTCCACCGGTGGACGCGGCTGTTTCTTTCTCATATTTATCTAATTCCTTTATGAGAAGTTCTTCTCTTTGTTCAAGTAGATGCAACCAATAATTACGGACATTTGTAAAATCAACATTCGCCGAAATATTAGTTATACGTTCCTCATTTATCGACCCGGCCTTTCTTAAATAATTCTTAGCCTGGATAGTGCCAAGCTCGGGGTGGCCTATAGCTGTTGCCATTGAAATATATGTACTTGCTAAGAAACTATGGTCGCCGTCAATGCCTTTAGCACTCTCGGATATCCTATTTCTATATGCCCATGCTGATTCGCGAACCTTACCAAAAACATCTTTATCAACAAGTTTTACCATCCTACCAGTGATTTCGTTGCGTAAAACTACACCTTCTATCCAACCACCTTCTTCAACCAATGGGCCGAATATACTTGATGTATTTCTTACAAAATTATTAAGTAAGACTTCCTTTAATGGAAGAATATGTTTTGTTTCCAATTCCTGACTAATTTCTAGCTTACGCTCTTTTAGATATTCCTTCGTCTGCTTCCATGTTCCGGATTCTACCCATTCTGGAATTTTATTTAAAGGAGTCTCAAGTATTACGCCGAGTGTCTGCTTACAAGTCGAATCCACTATGTTTAGGTATTTTTTCATCTCCGAGACATATTGTCTAATCAATCTTGAGTCATATTTCTTTTCAATGATTGGGACTCGGGCAAATTTCCATATATTTGTTTCTTCTCTAAGCACAATACTTTTTCCGTCGTCAGTAAAAGGCGACACAAGGGAAACGGAAACCGCCTGACCATCAAGCTTTTGCTTCAAACGATCAATATTCACGGCTCCCTCGGTAGTGCGTAGGAAGATTAGATAGTTTGTATCCGCAGAATACGGTACAACATTTGGCAGTTCTCCGTATAAAACTTCCGCCTCAACTTGATCACCGGGTCGCAGACCAGCGCCTCTTAGGACAGGCAACATCTGTTCCAATAATTTGTGTGTAGAACGCATGTATGTTGAAGAGAATGTTATGCCATAATCCCCTTCATTATAAATTCTTATTCCACCCTTAGTCTCACGACTTGTGTAGAATCCATTTTCATCAATACCAAACAATATTTGAGCACCATCTACCTTCTCAGTTATCTGAAAATTAGGTAGATTGATAAGAATTTCTATAATCTCATCAGCAGGTATATCCTCAATATGAGATATTCCACGAGATACTTCTGTTAGTCTCATTTTCTTTGACGGCCAAGTTGTGTTTGTTCCTCTTGCTTAATAAGATATATTCTAGCAGTACGCTCTTCTTGTATCATGGATGTAAATATCTGTCTAACATCTTCATTTGTTGCCCTTTGACCGAGCCAGCCTTTCTTCTGTTCTTTCTCTAACCCTAATTCGTCAGCAAATTCGTGTTCTAAGAAGGATCTTAAACCTTTAGCCAATCCGTGCTTCTTAGCTATGTCAGCAACTTTTTGCACCTGCTCACTTGCAACAGGGGCGTCTTGTACATCATCATATTCATCATTATTATCAGTCTTAAAGACTTGAGCAAATACCTTATTAATCTCTTTTTCATCATATCCGAACTTTAACAGTATACGCTTAATATCGTTTGTGTCATCCGAATATCCATCGGATCCATCGGGTTCAAGACCCTTTGCCCAGGCTTGTCTTAAATCTTCAACATCAATTTTCTCTTTCTGATGCCCCTTAAACATTTTCCCAAGCAATCCCGTTGGCTTGCTTCGCAAATATGCAGCATCCTTGAATACTTCTTCGGCATCGGATCTGTTAATGATTGACTCAGAAAGATTAGGCTCTGCCAATGCCCTCCACAATGCTTTTCTCTGAGAAGGTGTCATAACTTCTCTAACCATCTGCTTCAATTTTCGCATATATTCTTGCTTTTGACCAACAACTTCCTCTGGAGAAGGTTCTTCTGGCGCTGGTTCCTCTGGTTCAGCCTTTGGCGTCAACAGAATTTTAAAAATTTGCTTGATGTCATCTTCATTTAATTCGGCACCTTGGCGATCGTAAAAAGCTTCCCTTAGGCGTTCCGGATCCTGGCCAGGCCCCTTATATTTAAATCTCGGCTTTTTCTTTTGAGTTAAGGCAGGTGGTTGTGCTGGTTCCTGTCTGGGTTCCTTAAATGGAATATCCTCAGCATTATCGTTTGAATATTTCTTTGCGGCCGGAGTGGCGGGTGTAGCTGGTTCTTGTGTTGAAATATTAGAAGATTTTGGTGCACCTAATGCCGGGGTGTTAGACTGTTCAGGTCCACCTAATGCTTTAGGTTTTCCAGTATCTTGATTTTTAGAACCCACAACCGCTTTGATTGCTGCCCTTACATCTTCCTCGTCAAAGTCAGTGAGGCGTACAACGAATCTAATTAATTCTTGTACATTAGGATTTCTATTGTATTTGAGGCGGCCAGTTTTAGGATCTGATTGCCTATCGACAATCTTATTAATCTTTAGAAACTCAATCCATTGCCTGGTTAAGGAAGTTATGTTAGTTGCCATCGACGTCTTCATCTCCTTCGCATCCAGTCTTAATTCGCTTTACCATTCTAGTAAAACGGTTAGGATCGGCACCGCGAATGCTGGAGACAAAACGTTTCTTCAAAGCTTCGGCTTCTTCAGCTGTAAAAGCTTCATCAATTGATTCTAACAGATTAATAGCCGAAACTATAATATGTTGCGCTCTAGCTTCGATGAGATCTTCTTTACTCTTTTGAGGAACATAGGTGCTAATTTCCTCTAGAATGGATCTGCTTCTGCGATTAATGGACAAGTTATAATCTCCGATTACTTTTCTATATTTATCTATTAATCAGCTTTGATAGGTATTTTGTTTACTTGCGGGCTTTCTGCATTTCGCGCACAAGTGCGGCACCGACTAATACCTCGGATTTGCCGCTAATTTGTGTTGTAGAGGTAATTTCTCCGGATTCTGGATCAACCTTTTCTCCTGATTTTACAATACTTCTTTTCTTCAGTTGGGCATATATATCTTTTGTCGTTGCTGCCACAGCATTGTCCTCACCTTCTTCTAGATCAGAAATACGCAAACTCTTGTTATTGAATGCTAAATCAACCTTAGATCCAACACCCGAACTGGAACGTGTCTTAATAAACTGAATTTGATATCTTCCACTTTCCTTCATCGAGGCACTTGTAAAAATGCCAATTACGTTATCTGCTGTATTGACCTTAGAAATACCACCTGCAATATGACTTGGATCATATTCAATTTCTTCGTATGATCCACGGTTCAATTGTGATGCCGAAACGGTGACCATGTTTAATTCAACTGCCAAATTACGCAATTCTTCTGTTACATATTTGTCCTTAACGAACAAATTTTCTGCAGATATCTTTGTACTCATTGGCATCATTAGGTCAAGGTAATCAACTAAAATACAATCTACCTTGATTTTCTTAGATATCTCATATTCTTTAATATATGCACGAATATCATTAGCAGTACAACCATTCTTTAGTTGCTTTATCTGAAGTTCGCCCTTACTCTTTTGTTGTGATGCTCTAATCTTAATATGAACATCATCAATGCTACGCATTACCTCGCGTGTTTCTATGCCCAAGTGCATGGCATCGACTCGCATTGAACTTAGAGCCTCGCTTAATTCGAGTGAAAGATATACTACATTTAATCCGGCTGTTGCCCAGTTCACTGCAAGATTCTGTAAGAACAACGACTTACCTGCACCAGATTGGCCTGCGAAAATTGTTATTTCACCTTTATTAAATCCTCCATATAGCTTTTCATCGACGGTCTTCCATCCCGTTGATACCTGCCCTTTCCCTTCTCGAATTGCTTCAAGTCTGGCCTTTGGATTTGCATAATAGTCAGTCCCAAGGTCTTTGACAAGAGCAATTTGGACCGCCGCTTTGATAGTTGCTTCAACTTCCCCATATCGTCCCTCATCTAATAAGTTTGGTGAGCCTAAAATTGCGTCACGCAGTGCTTTATGTCTACAAAATTTCTCAAATTCTCGCAGAAACCAATTCTCGTGAGTTGCTGCCTCAACTTCCATAATATCGATATCTTTTTTTGTTAATGCCTTAATCTGTTGTAATGATGGAATATCTGAAAAATCTACACTATAACCCTCAATGAAAGCTACGGTATCTCTATTCTGCTTATCATCAAAATAATCTGATTTTAGAATACCTTTACAACGAACAAATAGGTCAGGCCTGCTCATCATAAAACTGATAAACAGATCTTCTACATCCTTGCTGTAGTCATTAATTTCGCTTGCGTTTTCGTTCATTCTGCTGAATATCCCATGTTAATTGTATCTTTTCTTTCCCAGATACCGCGGTAGAAATAATAGAGTGAGTAGTTAATAGCCTTCCGTAGATTTCAGATGCCTTTGCAGCATCCTTTATGTCAGATTCCCACTTTGGAAATGCTACAGACCAGTTATTCTCAATTGCAACTTCAACTAAGTCCCAACCCTTCTTATCTCTATCAGGACACACAATCACTTGTTTCTGTAAACGATTGATAATATCTACCTTTGCTTGTCCAATCTCGCCCAATGTACTTATACCATCTACACACCACGCATCTAATACACCTTCATTGACGAGCACGTATTTACGCGACCAACCTTGTTGTGGGTCAAGGTTATAGACAAAGTCTGTTGGTGATTGTTGATAGTATTTGGGGATGCTCTTATCAGGTGTATCATAGCATAAACGTGCGGTAAATCCTACAATATTGTGCTTATAATAATAAGGTATGATTAGTCTCTGATTCAAGTTATGTGTTCTATCGGGCGACCAGTAAAATTGATCTAAATCATATATATGCCTATCCATAGCATAATTGACAACTCTTAGAAATTGTGGATCGGATAAACCGTTCTCAAGCCATTCTGTAATTCGTAATGAATCTTTAGGTAGATCGACCGTTTTCCATTTCTGAAACAACGATTTTAGTTTGCTCTCAGCATCTACCTCATTATCTCCATCCCTAACCTCGTGTATTTTATTCTTCTCTTTAAAGATTTCAAATTCAATCTGTTTTATAAATTCTTCATTTACATGAATTTGACGAAGAAAGAATTTCATAGACTTCGATAATTCTTTGCCTTCTGTATATCCAGCAGAAAATCCGCAATTGAAACAATTCATTGCTATAGATTGCGGGTTAAACTGAATTCCAAAGCGATTACGTGTGTCTTTGCCGTGTCCTTGTGTATGACACAACATGCAGTGACGTTTGTTCCAATTCTTTGGTGCTTGTTTCAGTGGTCCGATATTTGAACGGATAGCATCGGTAAGTAATTCGAGGATCATTGAGATACTATAACAGATTCTATTAAGAAAATCAAGTTATGTTCTAATGTTAGCGGTATAATTGTTTCTCGTTAGCAAACTTAGCAACATAGTTAGGATTGTAATCGCCACGCTGAAATGCTGTTAGTCCAACATTATACGCATGTACAGCATCTTCTCTACTGTTCAAATGTCTATTATATTTCGAAAGTATGTCCGATGATGCTGAAATTTGTTTCTCAATATCACCTTTAAGATCTCCTGCATCGAGACCCCAGACATTTGGTCGAATTTGTGTAAGACCGACTGCCGGATCGGATTGTAATCCAGATATTGCCTGAGGATTAAAACTACTTTCTATCCCGATAATTGCTAATAAATCATCAACTCTCGGAAAGTATTTCTTTTCGTGTTTTTTAGCAAGAGTCACAATTTCACTGGCTAAATCGTAATTAATGTTATATTTCTTAACTACTATATCTGTAAGTTTCTTTAGTTTAGGATCTAATGCTTTCTTTTCGGGTGCTGGTTGTTCTTTTTCGGGTGCTGGGTGTTCTTTCTTAGTTGCCACAGGTTCGGTTGTTGGTGCGCGATTTTGCGATGGCATTGGAAGATTAGAACCGCCCATACCAGTGGCTAATGCCAATGCTCCGGCGGCCATAGCTCTCTTAACATCAATCTCATCTAATTGCTGTTCTTTTACCGGAGCAAATTCAACTAATCTCATGTTCTAACAATCAATTTTGCTAATACACCCGGATCAAGGACTTCCTGACTTGGGAAATATCTAAACTTCAACCACATGAAATTCGCTGCAAATGTCCAGGCCTGTGTGCCAGTATAACCGATAAATTGAATATCTTGCGACATAGATGATGGGAAAATTTTGAACCAACGCTTATCGTTTAGATACGGATTTGGTGTTTCCTCAAGTGTACCCCAACATTCTAACACTCCGGTAAAATTCAATGTATAGGTAGAAAAAGATTGTACAGAATCAATGTGATTCAATACTCGTCCACCCGGAATTCTTTCTGAATAAAAACACGGTGCTGGTGGTCCAAATGTTGGCATGATAATATCGGGTGTCCAATTTTCCGGAAGTATTGTAATACTTGGTGCAGGTGCTTTGAATGCTTGTTCTGTAATTTCAATCTGCAATGCTACATCATCGTTCATATTACTATAGAGTGGCTTCTCTACATAATAATCAGGAACATTAGAAACAAACTCCTGTGTTCTAATCAATACCATTTCATAAAGTCCTGCGTG